AGCCCTTCAACCACCACACCGGTTCCCCCTACCCCGGTGTGTACGCGTACTCCTTCGCGCTCAAGCCCGAGGAGCACCAGCCCACTGGTACCTGCAACTTCTCCCGCATCGACAACGCGCAGGTCGCCGTCACCATGGGTGCCGCCAACGGCGCGACCACCATGCACATGTTCGCCACCAACTACAACGTCCTCCGCATCCAGTCCGGTATGGGTGGTCTCGCCTTCTCCAACTAAGCACCAAGTCTTAGTTTTCTAAAAAAATATGACAAAATCATTTTTAAAATGCATAGTACCAGTGCTATTTAAAATTGATTAGAGAACTACAATTATCTAGATGTATGTTCAAGAAAGTGTTTGAACTTTTTGTTAAAGTGGATAAACCCAAGTTAGGACGATGGTCTCTAAAGACGTGTAACGAAATGGCAGCTTCTATAAACTCTGTGTACCAGAACAGAGATCATTGTGGTGATACGATTTGTAAAACACCAAAAAAAGCTTCGGAGTATCCGGATAAGTCTAAATAATCATTTTTAAAATGCATATGCGATATATAGATTTTAAAAAGGAATTTTGATTACAGATTTTTAGCACGAGGGTGGCGACTGTATATTTTAGTTTGTGGTCTATATTTAGATGATTTCCACCATCTGTAACCACCGAAACCGACGGATATCATAGACATACAACAGAGACAACAGAGTACTAGAAGTACAATTATTGGAATGAGTTCTCCCATTGCTTCTTCATTTGCTGCGTTCGCGACATCATCTGAACACAATTTAGTAAACGTTTCATCTGTGTTTAATTTCGCCTTTTCAGCGTTTGTTGCGTCTGGACTTAATTTTACATCTCTACACACACGCTTGGGAAACTTTTTGTCCTTAGGTATTCTGGGAAGTGAGCGAACATAGTCCGCTGGTAATGGTATAGGTAGCGCTAACGCCTTAGACACTATGTCCATCTATTATACTACAAGATTATCTTCCCAATCCCAGAAGATGAAGTCACCGACGGGGATCTTGTGATCATCGGTCACGAGACAGGTGACGACGGGGTCTGTTTGTGTAGTCAATTCCGCACCCGGGAAGTCCTTAACCTGGACGTACTTATCCCCATCCTTGATGTAGTGGGAGCCGGTCACATGGATGGAACCTGGGAGTTTGTAATAAGGATCGTTATCATTCTTAATCTTCATCGTAGCCTTGACGATACTACCATTGATGAGAACATCACCAAGCTTGAGATCCTTCATGGCGACTTCATCACCATTTTGAAGTTTTATGGAGGTTTCGGGGGAGAAACACCTGCGGCGACGACGCCCACCGCGGCGGCGCCTGCCTCGCTTGGGGCGTGATTTTTTCACGGGAGCAGCTTTTTTCTTGTTGAGAAAAAATGCCGCTGCACCGGAGGATGACGAACAACAGCATAACAGTGCGACGACACCCACATACATCATGGTATTATCTTCTTCACCGCTCATAATTATTTATTATACATTAAGAAAATTTATCGTCTTCCCAATCCCAGAAAATGTATTCACCGACTGGGATATTGTGGTCACTCACATGATGGTACATTATGCTTACAATGTCCCTCATGAGATGTTATTAATCTTTGATTTTATTAATTGATGTTATCAAACCCACCCTCCTACGTTGGTACCATGAAAGTCCATCACATGTTCCGTTTCTTTTTTCTTTAAATCCGATGTTATTCCAGTGTCTCTGAGCTTCGGTGTAATTGGTGAAACCATGTCTTTTTCCTAACACTGGGTACCTGACCATATAACACACCGCTTGGGTATTCGTTAGTCGTGGTGCACTTTGGGTTGCTGCGGGAGGTGCGGCTGCGGGAGGTGATGGGGAGGAACGTTTAACACCCCTACGGCGTTTAGGGCGACGACGACGGGATCGACGGCGACCAAATATTCTGCGACGACGTTTAGGGCGACGACGTTTAGGGCGACGACGGCGGCGGAACATCTTCCGGATTTTCCTCCCAGCCTTAATTTTAAGACGTCTGGCTTTCACCGCTGCTCTACCCCTAGCCGCTGCCGCTGGTGCTGCCGTTGGTGCTGCCGCTGGTGCTGCCGCTGGTGCACCACCCCCCATTTTACCCAACGCTCCGGTTATTTGTTTCCTGAAAAAAAAGCCCACGATCGCGGATATGATGGATGATATACAACATACGAGTAATGTAATCATCCAACCTCCACCCCCACCACCACCCCCCTGTAATTGACTGAGTGGTATAGGACGACTTGCCATTATAACATAGGTTTACATTTTATTCGAGAGTTATTAAATTATTCTTCATGGAACGTTTAACCTTGATTTTGTTGATTAGGATATCTACGTTTTCTTGTGTAGGGGTGAGGTTATCTTCCCAATCCCAGAAAGTATACTCACCGACAGGGATCTTGTGGTCACTGGTGACGAGGCAATACACGACCGGGTCAACCTTTCCGGTAGGCTTCGCTTCAGGAACATTCTTCACGTGAATGTACTTTCCACCGTATCTTATGTAATGCGAACCGGTTACGATAATGTTCCCGGGAAGCTTGTAATAGGGGTCATTTTCGTTTCTGATTTTCATCACGGCGTCAACAACACTACCGTTTACGAGAACGTCACCAAGCTTCAAATTCTTCATAAGTACCGTCTCCCCATTTTCAAGTTTGATAGGGGTTTCGGGGGAGAAACATCTAATTCGGATTTTCTTAACCTTGAATGCCTTTTTCAATGCTCGTCCCGTCTTTTTTGCACTCCTACCTATTGCCCTTCCCGTCTTTTTTGCACTACTACCTATTGCTTTAACAGCCTTTCTACCTCCGCGGTCGATTGCCTGTACACCCTTCTTGACCCCCTTACCGATTTTTTTACCGACATTCGCTACAGCGTTGAATGGGTTCAGTCCCTTTAGTAAAGCACCAACAAATGCAGCTACCCTCGACCAAAAGAAAAATGCTAAAATAGCCGGGGTAGCCGTAGATGACGAACAACTCGACATCACACTAGATATCATCATGATAGGTAACATGGTAGCCGCCATATTTACCTCTTGCTATAATGTACTGAGAAAAAAAGTACTTAAACATTTTAAACGCCTTCGGTCCATGTACGAAGTATACACGGATGGGAGTTGTTTAGGGAATCCCGGTCGTGGTGGGTGGGCTGCTATAAGCGAAGATTTCAAACTATGTGGGGCGCAACCTAATACGACAAACAATGTGATGGAAATGACCGCGATCGTGAAAGCACTCGAACAGTGTCTACACATGGATAAAACCCATGTGCGTATAATCACGGATAGTAATTACGTGAAGAATGGAATTACTTCATGGATACACAACTGGAAGAAGAATGGTTGGAAAACTTCCAGTGGTGGAGATGTAAAAAATAAGGAACTGTGGATTCAAATGGACACTCTACGCATGAAGATCGAGATGATCGAATGGAAGTGGGTAAAGGCACACAATGGACACCCAAAAAATGAACAGGTGGACAAGTTAGCCAGAGAGTGTGCAAATAAATTATCAGTGTAAGTCATGACGGACCATGATTGTGCGTGGTGCGAAAAGCAGGAAAAACTACTCATAAAGTGGGCTGAAAAGGCTGCCGGATACCGGTGGCTACACAATCACGCGCGATTGTATTACAAAAACCAGAACGACTGGTTAGCGTACCCAAGTATAGTGATCGCGAGTATTACGGGTGTTGGTGGTTTCGCTGTTCTGAATCCGAGTGGTAATGAAGATGTATCACCTGGTATGAAAAACAATATTATGATCATCCAGTATTTTTTTGCGTTTCTAAATGTACTCGGTGGTATTCTCACATCCATCAGTAAGTTCAGTCAGAGTCTTCCACTCTCTGAATCACATTCACTCATGTGCGTTAAGTGGTCGAAGTTTTACAGAAGTGTTGACATGGAGATATCTTTGGATGTGAAACATAGAGAAAATGTTGTCGAATTTATGATGAAATCTCGTGAAGAATACGACAAACTATTGAGTGAAGCACCTGACATACCTTCTTTCTCGATACAGGCGTTCCTTAAACAATTTCCCGATAAAGAAAACAAACCGGATGTATGTAATGGTCTCAGTATTGTTGTAAACGATGATACCGTATCAATCAGTTCATCTCATGCGGTAAAAAGATGGCTTGGCGCTTTTAAAAATATTAGACGAAAAAGTAGCGATGTACAAATCGATGAACTGAACAGGGTAGAGTCTGTATAAAAATCTCAGTTGATTACAAAATGCAACGTTTACCTGTTGTCTTCCTCATCACCTTTGTATTCGGGATTCTCTACTCCCTTCTTGATCGCATGAGCAACAAGAGCTTTGGGTTCAATTCTGTTCTCGACCCCTTCTACTTCTCGTTCACCACTATGAGTACAGTCGGATACGGCGACTACAGTCCCAAGACGGATATGGCTAAGTTGTTGGTCATGGTCCAACAGAGTATTCTCATCGGTGAAGTTATCAGCCTCCTCGGTCTCGAAGCGAACGCGAGCCTCTCGAACCGTGTGGCGCAAATGACTGCGATGAAGACAGCTTAAACTGTACATGATTTATCGGCAGTGAATGCATAAAAAGCAGTTAGACCCAATGTGGAACCAACTAATACATTTTTATAACGAGGCAAAAATGCCATAGCCAACACGAGTAGACACAATATGTATATGTATACGAATTGTGTGTATTCTACAAGCGCTCGAGAATATCTGGATAGACCTGGAGATCCTGGGTATGACACAAAAAGTGCATCCGATTCTTTTCGTACATCGATTGGTTTGAAGTTGTGAAAAATTACATTATTTTCATCAACGCGTACATAATCATGACTTCTACATAATGTATTAAAGTTCGCCTGGTCATCTTTACATTTTATGTTTTCTTCAGATTTCAAAAAGTCTCGGAGTTCTTTCGCGTATCCCATGTACATCCCAGCGTTGGCGGTTCCACTTCCTTTACATGTACCGAAAATGAGGTTTGTGATAAACTTGCCACTTATGTTGGGGTCACTAGAAAGTAGAATTTTACAATCGAACTGCTTGAAAAGTTCTACGAGTTTATCCGGTTTTTTGTTAATCTTTGTATCAAATCCATCGAGAAATACAATTAGGTCTGTATCATTCTTGGTTTCGAGGTATTTCAAAACACCATCCGTTTTATCTGAAAATCCCTTCCATTTTGTACCCCACCCCAAGACCTTGACTGGTACCCCAAACTTGTTATTTACAAGTTCCTCAAACATACCCTGAGATTTGTTCGCATATGTTATGATCTCGAAAGACATGACTCTATACATTATAGAAACATCTTTCTTCACCGATGAGTTTACACAGAATGTTACTTTTACGATCTTGGAGGTATGGGGTCATGTGATGATTCACGACATACGAAAAAATGAGTGATAGTTTACGATACAAAATGTCTAGTGCGACACTGTTTCGTTTGTTACAGTCACCACTCTTCTCTTTGCGTATACCATTCAGGTGTTTGAGTTTTTCGATATCATCTTTGTGAGCGATTTTGTATTGAACAGCCTTTCTTGGCTTCTTCTCAATATTCATCGAACCTGCGTGAACGACGTCACAGTTGAATAACACAGAGTTTGCGTTTACGGTGAGTGGTCTCGAATAGAGCATAGGTGCAGAGAGATGACTTCCTGGGCAGACAGAAAGTGCTGGTCCATCGTATTCATACGTTATAAAAGTGTAAACTGGGTGTTTCGTCTTGAAAATATACTGACTTGATGTAACATCTCTATGAAATGTGGAAAGTGTACAACCATTGATTGTGTACTTATAATCCAAAAATACATATCCATCTGGGAGTTTATTTAAAATTTCATCCTTATCTGGGTGATTCATTAACAAAAATCCATCTTTCTTTAATTTTGGTTTATACGACGTTGGTGCCTTTCGCTCCATGGCGTATATTAACATCAATACAATTATCAAAAATATGAATGAAATATAAATCATCTAACATAGATAAATATATTATTGAAGGATTATCTCAATACAGTACAAAGATGCTAAATTCATAGGTGCGCATGTATCCCCACCGAATCATGTACAGTTTAATTCTGAAGCCAGTATCGACAAACACGCGAAAGAACTTAAAGGTACTGAACGAGAGAAAGATAACATACGAGAACTCTTCATCGAACCCACTGTTAAGATAAGAGGTAGGTTCAAGACAACGATGTACGAGTTTTGATCCCATAGCTCAGTTGGTTAGAGCGTGGTGCTTATACAGTGTTATACACACGTGGGGTCATACCCACACGAGGCACGCCAAGGTCACGGGTTCGAGACCCGTTGGGATCATTTTTATAAGTATTTTTTTGTGTACTTATAAAAATGACGCGATCTATAAAGATTAGTCTATCCGATTTAACAAATCCAAAAGATTTAGATTTACATTTTAGAAGAGCTTGGTTATTTAACGAACGAGTTCAACTCGTGATGGATACGACTGAATGTAGACAATTGTCGTTGAATCGAATTCTTTCGATGAAGGATGTTCTAGATCGACACAGACCACAATCTAAAAAATATATCGATCATACAGTCATCATAGTGCGATCGAGATTGGCACAATTTATTTTACGTGCAGGGCTAACTATCATTCGACCAGAGAGACCTGTATTTATTCACAGGGTTTAGTAACCATGTTTGAGTTTCTTTATACTCACATCTGGGTGTACTCTCGAGAAGAAACTTCTTCGCCCATGATCACTATGTCCTATGATACTTGTGTGTGAGCGGTCGATGTGCATGTACCTCCTAAAATCCTTGTAATATATACGAGCACCCCTTGCTATAAGATCCTCGTGTTTCATATCTACGTGATTATCCATGGGCAAAAAGAATCGCTTGTACCACCTCATGTTATGAACATTTATGAGATAACATTTGGTACTTGAAATCCATTTTACCTTTTCAAGAGTTCCTTCCTTTTTATCTGGAAGTCTCGATAAACAATGGAAAAAACACATCTCGAGGTCATCACCCTTTTCGTCAATCACGGATTGTATTTGGTCGTATATTTTATTTGAATCAATGACTACGTTGTCTTCAAATATGACGGCGTATTTTAACCCCTGATCAAAACATCTCTGGTAGAATTCCATGTGTCCCATGAAACATCCGATTGCTCCCAAATTGAAATATGTTATGTCGGGTCTTTTTACTGTTGGGTCTTCATACATCTCCAAAGCCTTTTCATAATAATCTTGATCAACCAATTCCTGAAATTCTCTGGCTGTTTGTGGACTTCTCGTATCTTTTCCGTAAATGATTTCAAGTGGAATCTTTTTATCGAGTGACCGAATAAATTGTTCACTCCTAGCTGGTTGATTTTTCATAGCCAATAAAAAACATTTAAAATCATAATTTGCAAATTTTTTTCGTTCGGTGCGTATGAGTAGTAGTATCGCGACAATTAACAAAATTATGAAAACAATCATACCTACTTAAACGTTAGAAAATAGTACCATGTAATGGAAGGGATCATCGATGGTATTGGTCTGACGAGTTCTGTACTCATTTCGATCATGTTTGTTCCCCAGGTCGTTCATGTGTATAGGACAAAAGACACTGCAGCTATAAATTACACTTTCCTGGGACTTAATGTATTGGCGAGTTCACTCGGTCTCGTGTACTCGATTTATTTCAACGTGGTACCTATGATCGTGGCGAATACATCTGCGGGGCTGTTTTCTATTTCCCTCACAATTATGAAATTCATCAACGGTAGGTCTAAAACTGTAGAGGAATCTCCAGTCTAAAAGGGCTTAAAGAAAACAATAGTATAAGTAATATATCCGAGGCTCCTGTGGTGTAGTTGGTAAACACTGTGGACTTTGAATCCACCACCCGTGGTTCGAATCCACGTGGGAGCTTAACCCCTCTTAGCTCAGTTGGTAGAGCAGTGGACTGTAGTTCCATTTGTCATTCGTTCGATTCGGATAGAGGGGACCCATTCTCCCATAGCTCAGTTGGTTAGAGCGTGCGACTGTTAATCGCGAGGTCACCGGTTCGAACCCGGTTGGGAGAGAAACAACTTAAAAACACAAAACCTAAGAACAGTAATGGCAACTGTTGTTAAGTTTTTGTTTGCACCCCTTGTCTCGGGGTCACGGAAGAAGCGACCCGCACGTTCTTCTGCATTGGATGCTCCACCCCCACCCGTGGATGATACGAAGTATTGGGAGTTTGGAAAGTATTCATGGAAAGCGACGGTCGAAGCTCTCGACAAGGATGGTATTGTCGACAGAACGTTCATTGGCTACAGTCAGAGGTTGGACATTACGGAGAGAACCCAAATTGCCTGTGACCGTCACAAACAACCTGGAACTACGTGTGGTGAGGCACAGATGGTGATGAAGGGTGGTGAGTGTGATGAAGTTATTTTTATGAAACCAAAGTCAGGTGTCCTAATTAATCTGACTCGCTAATATTTATCGGGGGTGCTTCAAGTATCTCAAGTTCATAGACACCTTCTTGAACTTGAGATGGCTTCACATACGCTATGCGACAATCTTTAGCACGAAGGACAGCATTTCCACTGGGTGTTGGAACAGCGATGGGTTTGCAGAGGAGGGCGAACATTATTTTAATGTCAGGAAAAAGTAACAGATGAATCACTGCCTTGTTTTCGGTGCCAGGGGACATCTGGCAAAGACTCGTATCATTCCAGCTCTCAAGAAATTGGATTGCCCTCACACTCCCATTTCTAGACAGCAGGTGGCGAACCTGGAACACCTCGGGGATGTTCCCAACGTCGTGGCGTATATGTCCATACCAACACATAACTTCTGTGAAAATGTGGAACCCTACCTAGGACTTGTTGATGCGACATACATTCTCGAGAAACCTCATGGTCACTCCAAGTACGACTTTGAAAGAATCAAAACCTTTATCGATGAGAACAATCTGAAAGTAGTGTTCAATGACCACTATCTTGGTAAAGATGTCTTACAGCATATTCAGACTCCAAATAAACTCGAGTCTATCAAAATAAAGTTACATGAAAGTGGTGATATGAACGAGAGGATTAATTACTTTGATACTGTGGGTATAGTAGGGGACATGTATCAAAGTCATTGTGTCCTATTGTTTGCGACAATCATCGCGAAACATACGTTTAGAAATCGTGAAGAAATCTTAAAAGAATTAGCGGCATCGCCGCCAGAAATAATTCAAATTGCGAGAAACTTGGAATACAAAGGTACAGCGCCTACGGAATGCAAAATTAGAATGACATACAGGGGTATTGAATTAGAAGCAGACTTAGCCAAGATGGTACCCGGGGATAAATACATTCTCATGAATGAAAATGATAAATGGGAACTTGACATCGGTGGGTGTGCGTATGAAAATGTACTCAGAGAAATCAAAAGTGGTAACAACGAGTTTTTCCTAAAAGAGAAGGAAGTTGATTATTTGTGGGATCACGCCTCCATTATCTCGTGCTGACCGAAGTAGTTACGCTGCGCCATGATAAACTTCATGGATGTCGACCTTTCATGAATGAAATCATACTGGGAAAGTGCGGCTTGTACAGCTGGGCATGGGATACCCGCGGCAACACAATACATCACCATGACTCGTGCGTTTTCAGCCGTCTCTTCGATGACGGTGTGATAGTCCTTACCAATCATTGGACATTCGATGATTGTACCAGAAGACCACGCCTGTTTGATACTCTCATCACACACGTGTCGAGTCTCCATTAGGTCATAGCCCTCAAGTAGGGAAGTCGCGAACACGAAACGAAGTGCGTCCACCGCGACTGTAAAATCAATGGCGCAGTTTTTATGATTGGCTGTATTGACCGCCTTGACGTGTCGACTTGTGAAACGTGTATTCACTGCAGAGTTAATCGTGGGTGTGGGAATACCATACTCGAGACCAATCTCCGAACACCAAAGACCCGTATTGTTCATGTGTCCGATGTCGGCAATCTTTTTTAAATCGTATTCATGAAGTACATCCATAGCCGACCTGGTGAGGTACCCGTCGATATCTGTATTCCGAATAGCCTTCAGAACCTGATTCATGTAGTGTGTATCTTGGTTACAGTAGGCATACACATCAGCGATGCCTTGCAGCATCCCATACTCCACCCCATTGTGTACCATCTTGGTGAAGTGACCAACGCCATAGTCCTCGCCCATGTATGCATAACTCTTAGCAAAAGACTTGAAGAGGTTTTCATGTTCCTCAAACGTCTTCGAGGGTCCACCAATCATGAGTGCGGGACCATTGCGAGCACCCTCAGCACCACCTGAAAGACCTGTACCGAGATACCCGATACCCTTGGATTGACAGAAAGCACCCCGATTTCTCGATGTTCGATAAAATTCATTCGAACAATCGATGATAGTGTCACCCTTTGACAACGCCACACTCAGTTTCTTCACCATGGTATCTGTAGTCTCCCCATGTGGGAGAGCTGTGATGATCGTGCGAGGCTCCTTCATATCAGAGACCATCTCCTCAACGTTTTCATAACCCTTCACGTGTGAAGACTTCTTAACGATCGCCTTCACCTTTTCAGATGAACGATTACACACATTAAGTTCGTGGGACTTCTGGATGTTTAGGGCGAGGTTACCGCCGATGGAACCGAGACCGATGAGACCGAGAGACATTATAAGTTTAATGAGTTCCATCCTTTTATACTGATTTCACTCTCTTCACACCAAGGGTAAAGATCCTCGTCATGGACACCCACGAAGTTTAGAGCAGTCATACCAGATTTGATACATTCGTCACATATGGACTTATTATCGTCGATGATCATACCAATGTTTAGGGATCGACAAATATCAACTTTCTTGACTTCATTTGGGGTGTAACTGTTTGTGAGAATGATATCATCGAATATCCCGGGAAAGAAATTGTCAATCCACAATTCCGTATCCTCCCGGACAACATCTTGGCGACCTGTTACAATGTACATCTTCTTTGCGTTACGACGGAATGCTAACATCGCCTTTTGAGACCCCCTTATCGGTTGAAGAACTTTAAAGTGTCCAGACTTGTAAAATTCCTGAACCATTTTTTGAGACTCTTTTTCTGTGACATTAAAAATATCCCTATAGA